GGATCGCTGGCGCCGTCGGCGAGAGCGCGGGCCCACGGCGATCGAGGACCTGCGCGCCAACATCCAGGAACGGCAGGAGTCGTTGCGGAAGGCGGCCGCGACCGACTACGCGCATCGGCGTCGAGGACGAACGGGAGCGATCATGACCGAGACCGACTGGCGGCGCTCCTCGCCGATGTGACTGCGAAACGCGATGCGCTCAACGATCTGATCGCGCGGCGATCGAAACGCATTTTCTGCCGACGATGGCCCGCAACGGGACACCCGCGAACGCCAAGACGCTTCGAAAACGAACGAACGAACGAACGAACGAACGAGCAAAGCGGCGCGCAGGTCGACCGGCGCATCGGAGCCTCCCTGAACTAACGACCAAAGGGGAGGCGATTCTCGCGGCGCTCAAACTGAAAAGTCCGCAGGGTCCGAGCGAGCTCGCGAAGGCGCTGAGGATTCCGCGGCCGAACCTGGCGTACCGGGATCAAGCCCTCTGCTCGAGAAGCGGCGCCGTCCTCGCGACCGGGCCACGATGAATCGGCAGTTCAGTCTGCCGCCGCGATCGCGTGCGGCGAAGGAGGCGCCCTGACGTCTCAACCTGTGCCGGCTGCGGGAAACCACGGCCCCCTGGCGGCACAGCGCGCTGCCCGGACTGCGTGCTCGAAGCAGCAGCGCCTCGCCAAGATCGCGAAGCTGACGCCGAGGCCCGCCGATCGAGGCCGTTGCCTTCGACGTCGTGTGGAGCGGGAAAGAAAGGTTTGTCGACTTTGACGAAGAAGGACGGAGACGACGTCGACGTCGCACCGAAGGTCAGTTGGGATTTCGAATCGGAGTATCGACGATGACCGACACCAATTCGCGGGCTAGGGATTGCAACCCGAAGCGCGGTTTTCCTGAACCGTTGCCCGCCGAACACTCAATCAGGGCACTGCATTCAGGAGGCAGGCATGTTGAACGTGGAACGTGGACAGTCTGGACGCCACGCGCTGGACATGGATAGCGACGCCCCGCGTGGTTGACGAAGGCGGAGGCCGCCCGGCGCCTCGGCCGGTCACTGAAGACCGTCCAGCGCCTGGCGCACACGCATCAGATTTCGTCGCGGCCCTGTGAGGGCGGGCGGGAATGGGATCGAGTACAACCGCGCGGACGTCGATCGGATTGCGCTGGAGCGGCCGCGAGGCATCTCCCCGGTCATTCTGGCGGCTAGTCAGCCGTCGAACGGCAACGGTCACCCCACGAGCCAGGCGCTCGCCGTGGCGACCCCTCGCGCGCGGACCTGGAGGACGTGCCGGCGTCGGTGACCGCCGCGGTCCTCGCGATCGCCTCCCGCGTCGCCGTTGTCCATGTCCACGATGTCCACCGTGTCCAGTGGGCAGTATCTGACGCTCGCGGACGCCTCGGCCGAGAAGGGGCTCTCGCAGGCGTACCTCCGTCGGCAGATCGCGGCCGGCACGCTCCCCGCGGTGCGCGATCGCGGCTGGCGCATTCGTCGGCGCGACCTGGAGAGCCTATGACCGCGCCGAAGCCCTCCCCCCTGACCGAACTGAAAACCGCCGCCGCGGCGTGCGCGCACCACCTGATGAAGGCGCCGTCCGAATCCTTTGAAGTGAAGGCCCGCTGCCGCCTCCGCACGAAGGCCCTGCTGAACTCCCGGCGTCTCGTGCGACAACCCTGTGAAGGCTGCGGCGCCGAGCCGGTCCAAGCCCACCACGAGAACTATCGACGCCCCGACCATGTGCGGTGGGTCTGTCGCCGCTGTCACGATGCCGTGCATCATCGCAAGGCGCTGCTGCCGGCCAAACTCCGCCGAACCCGACCGACGACGAGGTGTGTCGCTTTGTGGTGTTGCTCGGGTTGGAAACCGTCGTGAGGATGCCGGAGCCGGCGGCTCCAAAGACCTTCTACGTGCCGAAGGCCGAGGCCCTCGTGAGTCGGCGGCCTCTCAAACGACGAACTCCGGCGGGCGGTGAAGGCCGGCGAGGTGAAGGTGCGCGGCCGGCGGTACCGGCGGCAGGATCTGGAGGCGCTGTGACAGCGGACGAATTTCTCGCGGCGTACAGGCGACTCGGCCACGCGATTCAAACCGGCGTTGCCTACGAAATGAATACTCCCGCGATCAAGGCGACGGAGCCGAAGCATCTGCGGACCGGCCTCAACTGCGTGATGGCGGACGTCGGATCGCTCGGCCGGCTCCTCATCGCGAAAGGCCTGATCACCGAGGACGAGTACTACGAGGCGATGTTGGACAGGCTGCGGGCGGAAGTCGCGGCCTACGAGCAGCGGCTGAATGCGGCATTGGGCGGCGGCACGCGGATCACGTTGGGGTGAATTGGCGGGCTGGAAGATTCGGCGGACGGATCTGGGAGGCGCTCTGATGCCCTGCCTGCGAGGCACGATGCACGGCCGGCCGTTCTTTCTTGTCGCACGGCGGCGCGGTTCACGAGCTCCGGTTTCTTGGCCACACCTGGCGCTTTGAAGATCACCCGGTCTTTGGTCCGCTCGTACTCGGGCAGCAGGATCAGATTCTCAAGAAACAGCCCGGTCCGCGCTCACCGTTTTGGTTGGGCTACGACCGATGGAAGCGGCGGAAGGATCTGGAGGCGCTCTGATGGCTGATCCCACCCAGTTAGTCGAGCGGATTCGGCAGATCCTCGTTCTCGTTCAGCGGTGTGGCAGTCGTCGCGACACGTGTGCGCCCTGCGACCGGCATCTCGCGTTGGCGTTGCAAGACCTTGAGACCTTAGACGCCTTCTGGCCAAGCCCACCGATTTTGAACTCACGCGCGAACGCGACTCACCCGGGACCGTCAGCTGGGGCGACACGCGGGAGAAAGCCGACTGATGCGCAAGAAACCCCCGCGCGCGGCGTATCGCGTGACGCGTCGCCCGATGACGAGAGACGATCAAGTTGCGATTGGTGAACTCGTCAAGGCAGCGACCGGGATCTGCGCGGTCTCGAAGAATCGCGCCGTGTTTGCGCTGGGGGCGATCCTGGCGGAACGAGCCGCGAACATCTGGCGGGGCGAGGTCACACCGTACGTGGCCACGCGCGCCGACCTGCGGGCGTTCGCACAAGCCTGGGACGTCGAAACGCGGGCGGCGTTCAATCCGAAGAAACAGATCCGCTCACGATCGAAGACGCGGTAAGTCGACGCGCGCGCATGACTCTGCCCTGACACCTTCGCGACCCCTGATCGTCGTCGTGATTCTTCTGCTTATTCTCGGACCGCACTCGCCCAGTACCGCCGTGAGGCCTCGTAGATCTGCGCTTCCAGGGCGAGGTACGCGGCGGCGTACTGACCGCGGGGCTGCTTATTCCCGGCGATGTGGGCTTTCCGGCCTTCGATCTGCAACCGCCGATACAACCGCGCCACGTCGGCCAGCAACACCGGATCGCGCTCGGCGGCATCGACTTCCATCCCGGGCTCCGGTCGGAGGGTGGCTTTTGCCATGCGCAACTTGGGCGGCGGCGGACAGTCAGTGGTGTCGACCGGCGGGCGCACGCCACGAAACCCCGACCATTCGCGCCGCATCACCACACCAACGTCAGCCATGGTCGGCGGTACCGTTGCCCGGCCTTGGACGTCTGCAGGCGATCGGTCACTTGGCCGGCGGGATTCCGGTCGAAGGGCAGGGCGGTTTGACACTCACGGGCGAAGGCGGCGCGGATCGCGGCCGCGCGCATGCGGCGACTGTGCTTAGCGGCTCTGGTGACGTACGGCCGCTTGGACATGGGACTCAGCCTCGGATCAGATAGCGCAGATCGTCCCACCAGTCACGCCAGCCGTAGCGCAACCGGGCCTTGACGACGAGCCATCGGCTGCGGAGCGGGAAGGGAAGGCGGTGGGGCGCGGCCAGGGACGCGGCATGTTACGCGCGTTGCTGTTTCCTCGGGATCGCCGCCTTCGCCGGTGTCTTCTTCGTCACGGCGGCCAGGCTCTGCTCGAGCGCCTCGCGCAAGTTCACGACAGGCGGCGTGGCAACCGGCACCGGTTCCACAATCTCTTCCCCGGCGATCTTCGCGGCGATCAGCCGGCGCACCCCGTCGCGATACTCGTCGGTGAAGGTGGCGAGGTCCAACCGGTGGGTGAGCGCGGCGATGAGCTGATCGATCAGGCGTCGCTCGTCGCGCGTGGCCGTCGACACGTCGGGGAGCTCCACCTCGATCGGGCGCAATTCCGTCGCCTGGTGCAGCGTGTAGAGCATCAGACAGGCCCGCGCATCGATCGCGACGAGATATTCCCGTCCGTAGATCGCCAGCTTCCCGATCCCCACGCGACCGCGCGCGGCCATCATCGCGCGGAGGACGGCGTACGCCTGCGCGGCGGGCCCGTCAGCCGGACCGTCCGGCGCCAGATAGTACGCACGATCAAGCACCCGCGGTTCGATCTCCGTCGGATCGACGAACTGCACCAGGTCGATCACCCGGGTCGACAGCGGCTGCACGGCCTCGAGCTCCTCCTCGAGGAGCAGGACATAGCGCCCTTTCTCGAATTCGAAGCCTTTGACGATGTCCTTCGACGCGACTTCTTCCGCGCAGGTCGGGCACCAGCGCTTCTGCTGCATGCGGCCCTGACAGGCACTGTGTAACTGATGGAAGGACAGACTCTCGCTCGATTCGTGGCAGGGAAGACCGTGATCGGGATGCGAACGAGACTGATCTGGAGGACGCCTTTCCAGGTGGCGCGGGCCATTAGCCTCGGCTCCGTTCGGCGCCGGCGGGTGATGCCCGTTGCCGTTCGTGTGGCCGTGGAGTCGCGCCTCGATGAACGCGTCCAGGTCGAGCCGCCGCACGCGCCAGGCCCGCGTCCCGAGATGCACCGCGACGAGTTGTTTGGTGCGAATGAGCCGCAGCACCGTTTCATGGCTGCATTTCAATTCGTGGGCCACCTCGTAGACCTCGAGGAGCGGCGGTGGCTTCGACGGGGGTCCGACGGGCTCAAGCGGCATCAGGGATGGGTGCTCAATAATGCGGCCTCCTCCGGCATTTTACGCGACGACTGCACGCTACTTGACACGACTCCACGCTACTTGACCCACCCGGTGTGTCCGACGGTACACCGTCAACGGCAGGTACCCGCCAGGCTGGAACGACCGGCGCGCTCCTTCTGATCGCGCCTCACCTGTTTCCACGACGCACGCGAGGGAAATCCTGTCTATGCGGAGGACGTTCGACCGATCGACGCCCTCTCCCGCCTGGACCGGGAGGGCGCGCGCTAGATGGCGACCGAGGTCATCGAGCTCCTCGAATCCCGGATCGTGCCGCTCGAGCGCGACGGCATGCTCACGGTGGAAGCCCCGAACGGCCTCTACATCCAAGCCCGCACGAGATCTGGGTGGCGGCGCTCCTCGGGATGCTCCCGGCGGCGCAGCAGGCGCAGGTCTGCGATCGGGTGGCGCGGATGACGCTCGAACACAACAACAAACCGGGACAGATCATTGATCCGCGGCAGGCGAGCGCGTTCGACTGCATTCGCACTCAGGCAAAGGACTCGTAAGCCGATGGCCATTTACTCCCTCTCACAGCGGACCACGACGTTCACCGCCACGACGACGGCCTGCATCCAGTGGTTGGCGTCGGCGACCAATCGGCCGCGCATTATGGAGATCGGCTACATCTCCCAGACCGCGACGGCCCAGCAGCTCGGGTTCGGCCGCGCGGCGGCGGTCGGCATCACGCCGGTCAACGTGCTCTTCCAGGCTGAGGACCCTGGCGATCCGGCGTCCTTGACCAACGGCTCGCTGTCCTGGGCGACGTCGCCGACGATTCCCGCGCAGTATTTCCGGCGCTTCAACCTGCCGGCCACCGTCGGCGCCGGCATCGTGCTGACGTTTCCGCGGGGCGTGCTGATTGCGGTCTCGGTGGCGTGCGTGCTCTGGAACATCGCGACGTCGGTGGGCTCCGACGTCTGGGCTGTGATCGACGAATAGCGCATGTCGTACCTGGTCTCGGTGGCAGTCGTCGGCGTCGACAACAACATCTACTCCGACCCGGACGAGCGGTTCGCGGATCGGATGGGGTGGTCTGTCTATGGCGATGCCCTCGCGCTCGATGCGCCGGTGCTGTGGCCGGTCATGGCGATGCGCGGGTTCCCGGGCCAGGCGCAGACGGTGCTGCAGCCGGGTGCGAAGTTCGAGGACGCGGTGGTCTGGTCGGGCACGCAGTCGGGCAAGGTCATTTCGGGCATCACCTACGATGCGAACGGCGCGGTGCTCGCGGCCTGCACGGTCAAAGCCTTCCGCAGTACGACGGTGGACAACCTGCTGGCGGATACGCAGGAAGGGCCCACGCTCCTCTCCGGCGCCGAGGGCGGCTATGCGATGCCGCTGCCGAACAACGACCCGCACTACCTCGTCGGGTACAAAGCCGGATCGCCTGACGTGACCGGCGCGACTCTGAATACCCTGGTCGGAGCGTAACCGATGGCCCTGCCCGGGATGGTGCAGCACACCTTTTCCTCGCTCTCCTATGGCGGGGCGACGGCGATCAATGGTGAGTTTCGCTTCCGGTTGCCCAATGGGAGCCAGGCGGGCAACTGTCTGATCTGTGCCTTTGGCTTCGGCGGCAACTCGAACGTGATGTCGATCTCCGACGACAAGGGGAATACCTGGGTCGCCGGGCCCAAGCAGAACGATGCCGGGAACATCCAGAACGTCGCGACGTTCTACGCCCTGAACGTGGCAGCCGGCACCCGCCTGATCAAGGTCAAGAACGTCGGCACCGGGGATGCGAACTACCTGTCGGGGAGCGTGTCGGAGTTCTACAACGTCGCCACGGTGAGTGCCAACGATGGGCCCCGCCGTCGGCAACAACGCGACGGGCACGGCGATCACGACGGGCAGTTTTCACGCCGGGCACGACGGGCGATCTCCTGTTCACCTTCGTGCTCAACATCGCGGCGAAGACGGCGGCGTTCACGGCGGGGTCGCAAGCCAACATCACCTGGCAGCTCCTCCACGCCGACCTGCAGGATGGCTGTGCGGCGCAGTGGGGCGTGTACAACTCGGCGGTCGGCGATCAACCCGGCGATGACGATGACGCCGAGCCATGCGTGGATCGGGGTCACGATCGCCTTGAAGAACGCCACCGCCGGCGCCCCTCGGCCCGCTGGGATCCAGGTCGCGGCGATTCATCATTTCAGCTTGCCCTCGGTCGGCACGGCGATGCCGGGGGTGCTGGCCATCGACAACCCGATGGTGCTGCAGGTGCCGACGGTCGGGAATCTCTTAGTGGCGGCGTACAGCACGGGGGAAACCGGCTTCGATCTCACCAGCCTGACGGATACCTCCGGGTATGCCTGGGAGCAAGCGGGCAATGGGCGCACGCACAACCTGATCTACGAAACGATCCGCATCTTCTATTCGCAGAACCGGTTGATCCCCTCGCCGCTCCACGTCGTGACGATGAACTTCAACGCGATCAACGTGAGCGATGCGACGGTGCTCTTCTATGACGTCTGCGGGGCGGATGCGAATCAGCACGACGTCGAGCAAACCGCGGGCGCGGACGGCCGGCAGACGGTGGCGGCGGCGACGATCGACGGGCCGAGTATTACGCCAGTGACGGACGCGGGTCTCGTGATCGCGCTCATTCAGCAGGAATGGAATACCGAGATCGCCGTCTCGCCGGCGGGGTTGCTCTTCGACTCCAACGAGTACGACGGCATGAACGTCGACGGGCCGCAGAACATGGACCAGAACGGCGGCTGGGCGCACTACTACAACCCCAACACGAGCCCGGTGACGTTCACCTGGGCGATGAAGGATCCCTCGGGCGATCCGATGTTCGAGTGGGCGGCCTACGCCGCGTGCTTCAAGCGGGCCCCGCTCGCGCCGACGACGGCGGCGATCTTCCACTACCCGGGGCAAGCCTAGATGGCGCAAGAAGACATCCGCCTCACGAATCCGCTGATCAGTCAGCCCGCCGGCGGTGCGGCGGCGGCGTTAGTCGGGGCCGCCACCCTCACGGTGCTGGGCGCGTCGACGCTGACTACGGAGATTCTCTGCCTCGGCGCCGCGACCGCCACCGTCACGGCGGCGAGCGTCCTGACCACGGCGATCACGTGTAGCGGGACCGCCACGCTCGCGGTGACGACGACCAGCACGGTGACGACGGCGATTCGCGTGGCCGGCGCCGCCACGGCCGTGATCACGACGACGAGTGCCCTGACGACGGGCATTCCCCTCGTGGGGAGCGCCACCGCCACGATCACGGGCAGCTCGAGCCTCACGACCCAGATTCTCGTGACGGGCACGGCGAGCCTGGTGATCGTCGCCAGTGGCGCGTTGGACGCGGGCAGCGCCGCGCTCGTCGGCGCGGCAAGTCTGACGATCGCGACCACGAGCACGCTGACCACGGCGATTGCGCTGCTCGGCACGGCGAGTGCGGCGATCACGACGACCAGTGCGCTCACGACGGCGATCCGCTGTGTGGGGGCGGCGACCGTCGTCCTCACGACGACGGGGGGGCTCTCGAACCCGGCGGCGGCACTAGTCGGGGCCGCGACCGCGACCGTCGGCACGGCCAGTGTCCTGACCACGGCGATCGCGCTGACCGGCGCCGCCACAGCCGTCGTGACGACGACGAGTGGGCTCACGACGGCGATTCGCTTGCTGGGGGCCGGCACGCTGGTGATCACCGCGACCAGCTCGCTGCTCCCGGCGATGCTCCCCACCGCGGAGGTGATCGTCCGCGTGCGCGCCGATGACGTGATCGTGCGGATCGCGGCGGATGACGGCGTGGTGCAGGTCTGGGGTGACGACGTCGCCCTCGCAGCTTAAGGAGACAGAACAACATGAGCCAGATGAGCGATTACCTCGAGGTGCAGCTGAGAGCGCACCTGTTTCGGACGGCGAGCTTTACGAAACCGACAGTACTTGGCGTGGGCCTCTTCACCGTGACCCCGTCGGATAGCGGTGGCGGCACGGAAGTCACGGGGGGCAGCTATGCGCGCGTGAACGTGCCCCCCCTCGATGCGAACTGGACGGCGGCGAGTGCCACCGACGGCCTCACGGACAACGCGGCGGCGATTACCTTCCCCACGCCGAGTGCGAATTGGGGCGTCGTCGTCGCCTTCGGGATCTTCGATGCGACGTCCGCCGGCAACTTGCTGGTCTGGGGCCCGATTACGCCCAACAAGACGATCAACAACGGCGATCCGGCGCCGAGTTTCGCGATCGGGGCGTTGGATGTGACGTTCGCATGAGTACCGTGACGATGCCGGCCGGCGGCCTGGCCCGTAAGGACCCGGCGGACATCAAGGTCTTTCTGGTCGATTGGGACGCCGCCAATCTCGCGCTCGGCGTGACGATCAGCACGAGCACCTGGACGATCACCGTCGTGCATCCTGTGGCGGCGTGGGATGCGCTCGACGGGTATGCCGTCGCGGATGTGGTCCTGGTCGGCGGCGTGATCTACACGTGTCTCTTGGCGCACACGAACGTCACCCCGCCGAATGCGACGTACTGGGCGGTCGTCGCCACGGATGCGCCACTCACGAAGGATTCCGAAAGCATTCTCGCCGGGACCAGGAAGACCCAAGTGCGGCTCCTCGCGGGCACGCTCGGCCAGATCTACGAGATCGCCAACAAGATCGTGACGTCGGAAACCCCGGCCCAAACGAAAGAGCGCAGCTTCCGCGTGTTGATTGAGAACCTCTAGATGCGCGACTGACCGCTCGATCGGGGGCCCCTGATGGCGATGGCGCCACCGCGCCCCTGCCCGCACCCCACGTGCGGCGCGCTCAACTGTACGACGCACCTGGTCGCGGCCTGGCGCACGAGAGACCGACCCATCGTCACGCGCCTGCGCGGCCGCGCACTCCAACGACGACGCGCGGCCTTACATGCTGCGCATCCCTGGTGCGCGCGCTGTCGTCGACCACTGCCGACGCTGCGCGAGATCGTCCGTGACCACCCCATTCCGCTCGCCGAAGGTGGACGCGACGACGAGACCAACGAGCAAGTGATCTGTCACGACTGCGATCGCACGAAGACACGCGAAGAGTCCGCGCGCGGAGTCGCACGTCGATGAACACCAACGCGCACGGGCAGGGGGGGATCGAAAGTGTTCCCGACCCCCGGGGGCCGGGAAACCGCTCCGGAAAGAACGCACCTGCGCGGCGTTTCAAAAACGCTGGAGTTTCAAAAGTTCTGCTGAGGTGGCGTGATGGGCGGGAAAGGCAGCGGCGGACGGCGCGTCGGATCAGGGCGGAAGAAGGGCAACGGGCCACGGGCCGTCGTCGTCCGGCATCCGAGCGCGAGGCCGGCCGCGATCCTGCCGACGGACGGGGTCGCCCGCCCCGGCCGAGCTCCAGGGACCGGTGGGCGAACTCGACACCCTCCGGGCGGAGCTCGCGTTTCTGCAACAGGGCGCTGATCCCAGCAATCCCAACCCGCAGATCGCCGAGGTGCAGGCGCGCGTCGACGAGGGGCAGGCCCGGGTCGCCGCGCTGGCGATCTGGCACGAGCTCGCGCCGCATGCGGTGGCCGTGCGGACGTTGACGCCGGCCACGGCCGCCGCGTTCGCAATGCTGTGTCGGGCCGTGGTGCTCGAGCGGACGCTGAGCGCCTCACCCTCGACGGCAGGGGGGCCCAACCACCGGGGCCTGATGCACCGCGTCGCGACCTGGAAGAAGGACTTCTGCCTGCAGCCCTTCGGGAAGCCCCTCGTGGAGGAGAAACCGGGCGCGCAGGTCTCTCCAAGTGGGCGGGCCTCCTGAAATGAGCCGCAACCCCGGATCCGATCGCAAGGTCGCGGTCATCAATAACTTAACGCACACGAAAGGGCCGTTCGGCGGGCAGCCGTTCCATCTGCGTCGCTGGCAGGAACGGGACATCGTGCGCCCGCTCTTTCACACGAACCCGGACGGGCTCCGCCAATACCGAACGTGTCTGCTGATGATGCCCCGGAAGAACGGCAAGAGCGAGCTCGCGGCCGGCTTCGCGATCGACGGCCTGGCATTCGATGGGGAGATCGGCGGGGAAGTGTACTCGTGCGCCGCGGACCTCGATCAAGCGGCCATCGTGTTCAACGTGGCGGAGCAGATGGTCCGCGCCGATCCGGAACTGCTGGACGCGATCGACATCATCCACTCGCAGCTGCGCATGGTCCACCGCGCGAGCGGGACGGTCTATCGCGCGATCTCGGCGGAGGCCTACAACAAGCACGGGTTCAACGCGTCCCGGATCATCTACGACGAAATGCACGCGGCGCCGAGTCGCGATCTCTACGACGTGCTCACGACGTCCATGGGGGCGCGCGCGCAGCCGCTGCTGATCGCGATCTCGACGGCCGGCTACGACAAGCATTCGATCCTCTGGGAACTCTACAGCCACGCGAAGAAGGTCAAAGAGAACCCGTCCCTCGATCCGACGTTCCTCCCGATCCTCTACGAGATGCCCGCCGACGCCGACTGGACCGACGAACGCGAGTGGCATCGCTGCAACCCGGCGCTCGGGGACTTCCGCAGCCTCGAGGACATGCGGATTCTATGCAAGCGCGCCCAGGAGATCCCGGCGCAAGAGATGGTGTTTCGCCGGCTGTACTGCAACCAGTGGACGGAAAGCGCCGAGCGGTGGGTGAGTCTGGCCGCCTGGGACGCCTGCTGCGCGGTGGCCGCATGACGCGGACCGAGTATCGCGTGCGGTTGAAGGGCCGGCGCTGCTACGTCGGGCTCGACTTGAGCTCGACGAAGGACCTGACCGCCGCGGTCGCGACGTTTCCCGACGACGAAGGCCCCGGGTTCGACGTGCTGGCCGCGTTCTTCGTCCCGAAGGAGAACATCCTCGAACGCGTCACGCGCGACCGTGTGCCCTACGACCAGTGGGTGCGCGACGGCTTCCTGATCGCCACGCCAGGCAACCGGGTCGAGTACGAAGTCGTGCGCCGCCACCTCAACGAGTGGGCCCTGGAATTTACGGTGCGCGAGATCGCCTTCGATCCCTGGAACGCGACCGACCTCGTGACGCGGCTCCAGGAGCAGGACGGCTTCACCTGTGTCCCGATTCGACAGGGCTTCCGGTCCCTCTCGGCGCCGACCAAGGGGCTCGAAGCGGCGATCTTGTCGAAGGCCCTCCGGCACGACGGGCACCCGATCCTGCGCTGGTGCATCGGGAACGCCGCGGCGGAGCAGGATGCGACGGGCAATATCAAGCTGTCGAAGGCCGTCTCGACCGAACGCATCGACGGGGCCTCCGCGCTCGTCAACGCGACGGATCGGATGCACCGGAACGGCGGGGACACGCCGCCGGCCTTTCAACTCCTGGTGGTCGGGGGCGCCGCCCCGGCATGAAGCGCGTGCTCCCGATCGGGCCAGCGCTCGAGGAACCCGTCCACCAGGGTCGGCCCCGGAACGTCGAGCCGTCCTCCTCGGTCAGTACCTGGTTACCGGCCGGTGAACACGACAAGCTGATCCGGTTAGCCAATGAAGAGGAGACGTCGGTGTCGGCGTTGGTGCGGCGACTGTTGCGGTTACGGTTGCGCTAGGCCCGGCCGCGGGGGGCAGCGGTAGACCCAACTCCACGGATCCGGCTCGATCCACTGCTCGCTGAGGCGGTAGCCATCGACCGTGAGCACCCGCCGACTGGAGTCCCTGGGGCGCATCCCTCCACGGTAGGACGCGCCGCGCTGGGGCGACTTTTCCAACTAGACAAACATCTGGCGCGCGCGGACGGCCACACTCGAAATGGTGAACCGCGCCTATGCCGTCCTCCACGTCAAAGCCGTTGACGCTGACAAGCGTGTCATCTCTGGCATTGCGACCACGCCAGAGCCTGATCGGGCTGGAGATATTATCGAACCGCTCGGAGTCTCCTTTAAAAATCCGCTCCCGCTCCTGCTGTATCACGACAGCAAGAAACCCGTCGGCTTCACCAAATTCAACAAGCCCACGAAAGAGGGCATCGCATTCGAAGCGACGATCCCGACGATCGACGAACCCGGCACGCTGAAGGACCGCGTCGACGAAGCGTGGCAGAGCGTCAAAGCCGGCCTTGTCTCCGGGGTCTCGATCGGCTTCCGGTCGATTGAACACGCCTACATGGAAAGCGGCGGGATGCACTTCCTGCAAACGGAAGTCGTGGAACTCTCGCTCGTGACGGTGCCCGCGAATGCGAGCGCCACGATCCACACCATCAAAGAACTCGATCTGGCCGCGTCCGGCCTTCATCCGCCCGGCGTTACGGGCTCCTTGCCGATCGTGCGCCTCCAGAAAGCGGCGCCCCCGATGACCATCCAAGAACAAATTGTCGCCTTTGAAAACAAACGCGCCGCGTCCTATGCCGCCATGCAGGAGATTCAAACGAAGGTGGTTGGGGAAGGGCGCTCAAAAGATGATGCGGAGCGCGAGAAATACGACACGCTCAGCCTCGAAGTGAAAGCCTGTGACGCCGAACTGACTGACTTGCGCGACATGGAAAAGATGAACCTCGCGGTGGCCACGCGCATCACGCCGACGACCGGCAGTGTCGCGGCCGCCGAGCTCCGGGGCGGCACGTCCACCACGCCAATCATCACGGTGAAAGCGAATGTCCCGAAGGGGACGGCGTTCGCCCGCATGTGCATGGCGCTGGCGGCCGGCGGCGGCGACTCGTACAAAACCTTCAGCACACCAAGCTGTGGAAGGACTCGACGCCGGAAGTCGAGCAGATGGTCGAGCACATGTGGCGGACGAAGGCGGCGGTCGCCGCCGGCACGACCACGGATGCGACCTGGGCGGGCCCGCTCGTCGTGACGCCACCGCTGAACGAGTTTCCTGGAACTGCTCCGGCCGCGGACGCTCCTCGGGCGGATTCCCGGACTCCGGCAGGTGCCGTTCAACGTCTCCGTGCCGAGCCAGACGACCGGCGGCACCTACGGGTGGGTGGGCCAGAACAAGCCCAAGCCGGTGACGAAGGCTGACTACGCGACGGTGACCGTCCCGTTCGCGAAAGCGGCCGGGATCATCGTGCTCTCGGAAGAGCTCGTGACCCTCTCGACCCCGTCGGCGGAAGCCCTCGTGCGCGAGGAAATGATCGCCGGCATGGGCGCGTTCCTCGATGTCCAGTTCAACGATCCGGCGGTGGCCGTGGCGGCCAACGTGTCGCCCGCGTCGATCACCAACGGCGCCTCCACCGCGGCGGCCTCGGGCGTGACGGCGGCGGCGGCCAAGCTGGATCTGGCGACGTCGATCGCGGTCTTCACGGCGGCGAACATCCCGCTCGATGGCAGCGTGTGGCTGATGTCCGATTCGAACGCGTTCGGACTCTCCGTGTCGCTGAACGCGCTCGGACAGCCACTCTTCCCGGGCATCACCGCCCAGGGCGGGACGCTCTTCGGGATGCCGGTCATCGTCAGCAACAACGTCAGCACCCGCGTGATCCTCGTCCATGCGCCGTCGATTCTCTTCGCGGATGAAGGCGGGGTCCGGATCGATGTCAGCCGGGAAGCGTCGGTCCAGATGGACTCGGCGCCGACCGACACGGTGGACGCGACGACGGTGTACCTGTCGCTGTGGCAGCGCAACCTGGTGGGCCTCCGCGCCGAGCGGATGATCACCTGGATTCGCGCGCGGACCGCAGCCGTCCGGTACATCACAGCGGCGGCGTACGTCGGCACGTAGACGATGCGGTTAGCGATTGGGGGCCGACACGGGATGCCGTGCCGGCCACCTTCGCCGTCGATGCCGCGCACCTGTTCGCGTACACCGCGAGTTGGGCCCGTGGGCAAAGACGTCTCCCTCAACTTCGTCGCGGCCACGTATATCCACGTGGGCCGCGAGTGGTTTCTGGAATCGGCGCTGAAGCAAGGCGCGACGCATCTCCTCTGGCTCGATACGGACATGAGCGTGCCCGGGAAACCGCCGTCTTGCTGGCGATGCACGACCAGCCAATCGTGGCGTGCAACTACGTCGTGCGGCAGGCGTCGGGGTTGTTCACGGCGTTTCGGGACGAGCAGCGGATTCCGACGCTCGCGACGTCGACGGGCCTCGAAGCCGTGGACTATTGCGGCATGGGCGCGCTGTTGATGCGCACCGACGTCGTGGCGGATCTGCCGCGGCCCTGGTTCCGGCACGGCCTCAACGCGCAGGGCGGCGACATCGGCGAAGACGTCGGGTTCTGTCGCGCGCTCCGGGCGGCCGGCTACCCGATATACATCGACCATGACCTCTCGAAGGAGATTGAACACATTGGCCAGCACGCCTACGGCATCCCCCAAAGCGAAGCCGGCGCCGGTGGATGAGCTCGTCGAACTGCGCCCGCCGGATGGGAGCGGGTTCAGTGGGACCGCGAAGTTTCACCCGGTCGCCCAAGCGGCGCTGATCGCGGAGCTCCTGAAGCGCGGCTATACCACGGTGGATCGGTGAGCACCCTGGCCGCGCTCGAGACGGCGCCGCTGGTGCCGGGCTGGTTCCATCACGGCGATCAGCTCCTGGCGCTGCTCGAGCAGCACCGGCCCGTCGTGTGCGTGGAGCTCGGGACGTTCCTGGGGGCCTCGGCGATTCCGGTCGCGCGATCGATTGCCCGCTGGCGCGGCGTGCTGACGTGTGTCGATACGTGGTCGGACGACATCTACCACGCGGGCCGGACCTCGCCCTGGCTGCTCGTCACCTGTGCGCGCAACCTCGCGTCGGCGGGGGTCACGAACGTCCGGCTGATGCCGACGTCCACGCTCCAGGCGGCGCAGACCTGGACCGAACCGATTGATTACCTCTACATCGACGCGGACCACAGCGAAGCGGCCGTGCGCGCGGACCTCGCGGCGTGGGTGCCGCATGTGAAACCCGGCGGCCTGATCTGCGGCGACGATTACGGGAACCGCTCGTTCCCCGGCGTGCAGCGGGCCTGGGACGCCTTCGCAGCGACAGGCGGGCTGACGTGCACGCGGTATCAGTCCACGCCCCCGCACTCAGACGGTGTGCAGTTGATCTACGGCATCAAGGAGGCCCATGTCTGACAAGGTCACGGTCAAGGCGCTGAAGTTCCACACCCATCACGGCGCGGCCCATGAGGCTGGCGACGTGTACGAGGTCGCGGCGACCGAGGTGGACAACCTCGTCGCGCAGGGCATGGCGGCGTACCACGATCCCCCACCGCCCGCGCCGCGGACACCCTCGCAGCCTGTCTCGCCGATCACCACGGCCGACTTTCGCGGCAAGGCGAAGAAGTAGCGGTGCAGATCGGGCCCTTCACGATCGCGCGGACCAAAGGTCTCCAGCTCCAGGCCCTCAGCGGGCGGGGCGGCTGGTGGTCCGTCATTCGGGAGCCGTTCATGGGCGCCTGGCAACGGAACGCCGAGGTCCACATGGACACCGTGCTGACGTTCAGCGCGATCTTCGCGTGCGTCACGCTGATTGCCTCCGATATCGCGAAACTCTGTCTCCGCCTGGTCGCCGAAGATGTGCACGGGATCTGGACCCCCGCCGAGTCGGCCTCGTTCTCGCCCGTCCTCCGCAAACCGAACCGCTACCAGACGCGGATCAAGTTCATCGAGCAGTGGATCGTCAGCAAGCTGATTCACGGCAACACGTACATCCTGAAGGCGCGCGACGCGCGCGGGATTGTGAAGGCGCTGTACGTCCTCGACCCGACGCGCGTGACGCCACTCGTGGCGCCCGACGGCGCGGTGTACTACGAGCTCAAACGCGACGACCTCTCCGGGCTGCCGACGGACACCATCACGGTGCCGGCGCGCGAGATCATCCACGACACGATGGTCGCGCTCTATCACCCCTTGATCGGGGTGTCGCCGATCTACGCGTGCGGCGTGGCGGCGATGCAGGGCCTCGCGATTCAGACGAACTCGACGTCCTTCTTCACCAACGGCAGCCGGCCCGGCGGCGTCCTGACCGCGCCCGGCGCGATCGGGCAAGCGACCGCCGATCGGCTCAAGGCGTACTGGGAGACCAATTTCGGCGGCGACAACATCGGCAAAGTCGCAGTCCTCGGCGACGGCCTCAAGTACGAAGCCATGAGCGTCAACGCGACGGACGCGCAGCTCATCGAACAGTTGAAGTGGACGGGGGAGACGGTCTGCAGCTGCTTCCATGTGCAGCCGTACATGATCGGGGTCGGCCCGCCGCCGCCCTACGCCAACGTCGAGCCGCTCTTGCAGCAGTACTACGCGCAGGCGCTGCAGATCCTGATCGAATGTCTCGAGCTTTGCCTCGATGAAGGCCTCGAGCTCCCGAAACCCTACGGCACCGAGGTCGATCTCGACGACTTGTTCCGGATGGACACGGCGACGCGCACGACGGCGGCCGCGGCCGCGATCCTGTCGGGGCTGTCGCCGGACGAAGTCCGCTTCAAGTATCACGACAAAGGCCCGGTGAAGGGCGGCAACACGCCCTACATGCAGCAGCAGATGTACAGCCTGGCCGCCCTCGCCGAGCGCGATGCCGATCAGCCCTTCTCGAAGCCGGCCGTCGCGGCGGCCGCAGGCCTCGCCGCGCGTCCAGATGTGGCGCCGGCAGACGCGGCGGCCAGCTTCAAAGCGATGCTCCGCCAGAAGGCCGTCCATGCGGACCTCCCCCATGCAGCCTGAGCTCCTCGAGGCGCTCGCCGGCGAAGTCGTGCTGTTGATCAAAGCCGCACTCGGACCAGTGCTCGAGCGCCTGGCCGTGGCGGAAGCCGGGCTTGCGCGGACCCGGTCGGCGGAGCAGGCCCTCGACGCGCTCCGGGATCGGGTCCTGGTGGGCGAGACCAAAGCCGCGCAGCCGGCGGCTCCGGTGGAGGCGCCGATCGATCTGACGCCGCTGCGCGAGCGCCTCGCCGCGATCGACGCCCAGCTGCAGCGGTTACCGGCGCACGAACAGTCCCTCGGGGATCTGCGCGACCGTGTGGTCAGCGTGGAGACGAAGGCCGCGCAGCCGGGGCCGCTGCCTGACGCGACGCCGCCGGTGGATCTCGGGCCCGTGGTCGCCCGGCTCGCTGCGCTCGAGCTCCGCCTCGAGATGAAGGCGGCGGAGACCTCGCCGATTCTCGGCGCGATCGCCGATCTGACGAAGGACGTCGGGACGATGCGTGAACGACTGGCCGTCGTGGAAGTCCGCCCCTCCGTACCCGGGCCGAAAGGCGACCCAGGACCGGCGGGCACAAACGGCCTCGACGGCACCCACGGCGCCGCCGGGTTGTCGTTTGAAGGCGTGTATCAGGACGGGAAGAGCTACGCGGTCGGCCATCTCGTGACGTGGGCCGGCTCGAGCTGGCACTGCAACGAAGCCACGACCACGAAGCCGGGCGACGGCTCGAAAGCCTGGACCCTGATGGTCAAGCGCGGGCGGGACGGCAAAGACGGCCTGGATGCGCCCGGCGCGCTGCCGGTGGTCTCGGTTGGCGGGAAACGCCCATGAGCGCCTTAGTGACCCTGGAGGTCGCAAAAGGTCATCTGCGCGAAACCACGACGGACGCGGATGCCGACATTCAGCGCAAGGTCGATGAGGCGAGTACGCGCGTCGTCCGCTACCTGAAGGCGCAGGCCGATCCAACGTGGACGGCGGCGACCGTCCCGGCCGACGTGCAGTCGGCGGTGCTGACGCTCCTGACGCAGCTGATGACGGAGCGCGGCGATGGCCCGCTCCCGGACGATCGGGCGTGGCAGCGGCACGTGGACCTCCTGCGCGATCCGACGCTGGCCTGAGATGGCGATCCCGATCGGGCAGCGGCGCCACCTCGTCACGTTCCAGAACCCCGGCCCCGCGGTGCCCGACGGCGACGGCGGGTTCGCGCAGACGTGGACCGATCTGGTGCCGGCGTCGGGCTGGGTCGCGATCGTGCCGGCGACAGCGAAGGACCTCGAACGGGTGACCGCGGACACGGTGCTGGCGGCGGCCTCCCACATTCTGACCGGGCCGTATCACCCGCAGGTGACGACCCAGACGCGCGTGACGTTTGGCACTCGGACGTTCAGCGTGACGGGCGTGTCGAACCGCGAGGAACGCAATATCGAGATGGTGCTCGTCTGCACGGAGGTCGTGCCGTGAGTCAGAACCGGTTGGTGCTCGAGGGGCTCGCCGAATTTCGTGAGGCGCTGCGCCGGCTGCCCGAGCAACTCCGAGCCGAGGGCGCCGAGATCGTCGGGGACGCGGCCGAGCTGACGAAGGCCAGTTTGATCCAGGCGTATCCGCTCGGCGATACGGGCAAGCTGCGCGCGGGCGTCCGGCTCGTCAAAGCGTTCACCGACTACGGCGCCGTCGCGATCGTGAAGAGCACGGCGAAGCACGCGTCGATCTGGGAATTCGGGACCGCCGTGCGATCGACCCGTCAAGGCTGGAACCGCGGGGTCTCCCCCTCGCATGCCGCGGAGGGATTGATCCCGATCGCCATGCGGAACCGAAAGCATATGTACGCGCAGCTCGGGGCGCTCCTGCAGCGCGCGGGGTTCGAAGTCCATGGCGTCGTATAGCGGCGAGATCGACAGCGCGTTGATTGCGAAGCTCCTGGCGGACGCGACGCTCGCGGCGCTGATGCCCGACGGCGTGTTCTACGAGCTCGCGAGCGCCGGGATGACCCGGTTTGTGATTGTGAAACTCATGGCCCATTCGGTGACGCGCCAGTTCGGCGGCCGGGCGTTCGAAAGCCCGCTCTACCTGGTCAAGGCCGTGGAGCTGGGGACCGGCACCGTCAATACGAAAGCCGCGGCCGCGCGGATTGATGTGCTGCTCGATGGCCCGACCGGCGCCGGCAGCACGTTGACGGTCCCCGGCTACGGGACCGCGCAGACCGGCCTCGAGGAATACGTGCGCTACACCGAAGCGGATCCCGAGAACGCCGACGCGCGCTGGCAACACCGCGGCGGCCTGTACACCGTATTTGCGAGTCCCGCATGACCCGCGACGTGTTGCTGTACGGGCTCAGTGCCTCCGTGCCGGCCGCGCAGCTGCTCGCGTGGTCGCAGCAGACGCTGGGCCTGCACGACTTTCCGGCCCCCGACTTCCATCGTCTTCAGCTCGAGCACTGGGTGTGGTCGCATCGCGCGGCGCTGGGCCCGGCGATTCTCGACGTCGGGGTCTACGTGCCGCGGCGGTATCTCGGCGAGGGGTACGTCACGTTCGGGGAACACGGCGAAGACCAGGTGGGCTCGCTGCTGGCGCTGCCGTTCTCCGACAACTCGTTCGACGGGATCGTGCTGACCGAGGTCCTCGAGCACTGCACCGATCCGAAGGCAGCGATAGCGGAGGTGTTCCGGGTGCTGAAGCCGGGCGGCCTGCTGCTGGTGACGTCGCCGTTCTGCTGGCCGACACATCAGACCGAGGACTACAAGGACTACTGGCGGTTCGCGCGTCAGGGGTGGGAGTTCCTCCTGAAGGACTTCACGGACGTGACGATCACCGCGTGCACATGGACCGATGAAGGCGCCGCGGCGTACGACCTGATGCGCCGGTTCGAAGCGATGGGGTTCGCCTCTCAAACGGAAATGACTACCGGGTACTTGTGCTCCGCTCGGACACCTTCTGGAACCGGCCGGTCTGCGGATGTCTAAAACCCTTGATCGGATTGCGGTGATACCAGTGGCCCGTGCCGACAGGGAGACGTCCGCGAGCCATCTTGTCTCTCATGTTGTCGGATGGCGTGCCCACGTACAGATGATCGGGCCGCACGCAATTCGGTGTGTCGCACCGATGGCACAGGTGCTTGCCTCGCGGAATTGCGCCCCCCAACTCCATCCAGGCCAGTCGATGCGCGTAGATCCACTTACCCACGCCGCCCTGAGAAATCGGCAGTCGGCCGTAGCCGTGCTCGTTGTGTTTGCCGGTGAACAGCCAGCACGTGTCGGTCTTGACGACCTTGGCCCAGAGCCGATCGCGCAGCGGAATCGCCGTGGCCTCGTGGTAGCAGCGCGGGGAGCAGTACTTCCTGAGTCTGGCGCCGTTCTTGGTGAACGCGACGCCGCACGTCAGGCACACATACCGTGGCATGGCCAAAGCGTAACACCAACGGTGTTTCATTGAAGCTGTTCTTCATCGGCCCCGGCGCGTCCTGGGCGACAGCGGATGTGGCCGCAGGCCTGCGCGAGGGCCTGACGCACCACGGCGTGGAGATCGTGGACTACGCCCTCGACACCCGGATCGCGCGCTCGCAAAGCTGGCTCTATTACAACTGGCGCCAGGCGAAAAAGCGCGACGCCGCGATCGGCAAGCCCAACGTCGCCGACGTCTTCCTCCAGGCGGGCCGGGATGCCCTCTGGGTGGCGTTGTGGCTCGACGTCTTTCGCGGCGGCATCGATGGCGTGCTGGCCGTGAGCGGGATGTTTCTGCATCCCGACGTCGTGCGGGTCATGACGCGCGCGTCGCTGCCGGTGTTCATGCTGTTCACCGAGTCGCCCTATGACCTCGAGAAAGAGCTCGCGATGGCGGCGCTCGTCGACGGGTACTGGACGAACGAACGCTCGAGCGTCGACGCCTTTCGCGCGGTGAATCCCCACGGCGGCTATCTCCCGCACGCGTGGCATCCCGAGCGGCATCGATCCGGCCCCCAACCGGGCGACGGCGACGTCGCGGCGCATGACGTCGTGTTCGTCGGCTCCGCGTTTCAGGAACGGGTCGCGTGGCTCTCAGCGATTGACTGGACCGGGATTGATCTCGGGCTCTACGGCTCCTGGGAGTCGCTCGGATCCCGGCATCCGCTGCGCCGCTTTGTGCGCGGGGCCCAGACGGACAACGCGACGACGGCGGCGCTGTATCGCCGCGCGAAGGTGGGGCTGAATCTCTATCGGACGTCGATGGGGTGGGGCCCGCAGGCGCCGCCGATCGCGCACGCCGAATCGCTCAACCCGCGCGCGTATGAACTGGCCGCGTGTGGCGCCTTTCATCTGAGTTCGTATCGACAGGAAGTCGCGGAAGTCTTCGGGGATCTCGTGCCGACGTTCACGACCCCGGACGAGGCGCAGGCCTTGGTCCGATCGTGGCTCGCGGATCCGGACGGGCGGGCGCGGATCGCCGCGCAGTTACCGGCCTGTGTGGCCGAGTCGTCGTGGCGCAATAGGGCAGCCACGATGATCGGTGATTTGCAAACGCGCCTGCCGCGACGGGCGGCCTGACGGCGCAGGGACCACACACATGGCTCGATACCACGGAAAAGCAGCGGTCATCTACATGAGCACGACCGGCTCCGGCGCCGCGACGACGACCACGTCGCTGTCGGGGTGGACGCTCGATCTCTCGACCGACAAAGCCGAAGTCACGGCGTTCGGCGACGCGAACAAAACCTACGTCCAAGGGCTGAAGGACATCAAAGGGACCGTGACGGGGTTCCTGGATGACGCCGGCCTGGCGGTGTTCACCGCGGCGGATTCGACGGACGGCGTGAAGCTGTACCTGTATCCGTCGTCCGCGGCGCCGACCGTCTACTGGTACGGGCCCGCGTGGCTCGACGCCTCGATCGCCGTGCCGGTGAGTGGCCCGAACACGCTGAGCGGCAACTTCGTCGCCAATGGGAGCTGGGGCCGGAAGCCCTAACTGAACGTGAGCATCACGATCCGAGGCGCGACGGCGGAGATCCGCTGGGGGTATCACGTCGCTGCGACGCTCGGATCGTGGACGCTCACCGACCACGTCGTAGAAGCCTCGATCGTCACGCTCGATACGTTTCGGGTGTCGCAGTCGCCCCTGACGTGGGTGGTCGGATCGATCCGTCGACCCCTCGAAGGACTGCAGATCGCGGGCGGCACGCTGACCGCGCGCCTCGGCCCGTAGGAGCACACGGATGCCATGGTCGTTTCAATGTCCGATCGTCACACCTGAATCAAAGCGGCTCACGCTCACGCACGGTCGGTGGCTCGAGGTGAGACAGGAACTCAACACCGGCGAGCACCGGAAGATGGTCACGGACCAATACAAAGAGACCGCGCTGGGGAACGGGTTGACACTCGACCTCAATCGGTTCGGCATGAGCCGGGTCCTGGCCTATGTCCTCGGCTGGTCGTTCGTGGACCGCGAGGGCCAGCCGCTGCCGTTCAGTGAAAGCGCCCTGAACAGCTGCGACTTCGACATCACCTGGCAGGACATCCTCACGGCCGTCGATGCGCACCACGCGCAGGTCGAGGCGGAGCTCGAGGCCCGAAAAAACGGCCCGGGCGACGCGAGCAAATCATCTCCGATCTTGCCATCGCCCTCCGGTGCCACTGGAGACTCGACTGGGTCCGTGAACTGAGCCGTGAAGACTACGCGATTCTGGTCGAGGAGCTGATGAAAGAGCAGTCGGACTAAATGGGCGCGGTGTCTAACTAGGTATGGCGTACACGAAGGAACAGACGGCGGCGTACAACAGAGCGTATTACGTGGCCCATCGAGAGGCCATCAAGGCGCAGGTGCGGGCGTACGCGGCTGAACACAAGGAAGACATTAGTCAGCGGAACAAGAGTTTTCGAGCAACCAATAAAGACAGGCTACATGCGAAAGCGAGGGCGGCCTACAAAGCCAACGCCAAAGAGAAGATTGCGTATCAGAAGGCCCTCCACGCCTCGAAGCCGGCGGCGGTGAAAGCTTACAAGAAGAAATGGTGGGCGAGAAACGCCACGGCATTCTCCGCGCAGCGGCGGGCCTTCTATGCGGCCCACACTGATGTTGAGAGAGCGAAACAGAAAGCCTGGTACGACAAGTCCTATCACGCTGGCCAACGGGAAAAGTTTCTCGCTCGAAACGCGAAGCGGCGAGCGCTCAAGCAACAAACACGAGTTGAAGACATCGATTTCAAACAAGTCCTGAAGGACTCTAAGGGGCTTTGTGGAATTTGTCGGAAACCTCTTGATTTGTTCGGGATAGATTTCGACCACATTGTTCCGCTATCGAAGGGCGGGACCCATACCCGCGCCAACATTCAGGCCACGCACGCACGCTGCAACCGCTCCAAAGGCGCAAGGGTCGGATAGATGGCAGTCTCAGCGGTTTTTAAGGCCGACTTTGAGCAGTTCCGCACAGCGGTTGATCAATCGCTGATCAAGCTGAAGGACTTCGAGTCTGGCGCGAACAAGGTCGGCCCCGCGCTGAATCGCATGGTGGACCAGTTCTCTGGCCGGAAGCTGATCCAGGAAGCGACGCTCATGGCGCGCGTCCTCGGGGATGCGGGGAGCATCGCTCGGCTGCACCGGGCGCGAACTCCAGGCCGCGGGCGCGAAGGCGGCGGAAGCGGCCGGAGAAGATGCGCCGGCTCGGGATCGACGTGCCGCCAGGCCTCCAGAAGATCGCGGCGGCGGCGAAGCAGGCCGAAGCCGCCACGTCGGGCTGGTCGGCGTCGCTCGGAAAGGTCACGGGCCTCCTCGGGGCCTTTGGCGTCGGGCTGAGTGTCGGGGCCCTGGTGAATTTTGGGCGGTCGCTGCTCGCCGATGCGGACGCGCTCGTGAAGATGCACGACAAGACCGCGGTGTCGATCCAGTGGCTGCAGAAATTCCAGGTGGCCGGCGACGACGCGGGAACACGGTGGAAGAACTCGCCGCCTCTGTGAACATGATGCAGAAGCGGTTCGATGACCCGGCGTTCAAGTCGGCGCTGGACATCCTCAAGATCAACTTCGCCGACATTCGCAACCTGGCCCCAGAGCTCCAGTTCCTCGCGCTCGCGGAATGCGGTGCGCGCCGTCAAAGATCCGTCCTCCAGGCGCAGCTCGCGACGGACCTCTTTGGGAAAACCGGCGTGGCGGTCCTCCGACGTTGAAGCGCGGCTTCGATGACGTGAAAAACGCCGCGGTGGGGATGAGCGACGAGACGGTCATCGCGATGGACAAGGCGGGCGACACACTCGCGAGCTGGTGGCGCACCTTCAAGGGCATGTCGGCCGAGGCGATCGTCTTCCTAGCGGAGCTCCCGGCAGTCGGTCCTTCGGCCGCGCGTCCTTTGACAGCAACCGGCCGGGTCGGACGTGAACTGCCCGCGGCGACGGGGGCCGGTCCGGCCGCCATGGTCGGCCCGCTCCAGGATCTCGAAACCGAAATGCGGATCTATCAAGATCTGCTGCAGAAGCAAGAGCAGGCCTCCGCCAAGAGCGCGGCCGCCGCGCAGAAACACAAAGACGAACTCACGAAGCTGCACGGCGAGATCCGGAAGCTCGAGAACGTCCTCCCCGGCGTCGCGGGCAGTTCGGGTTCGTCGATGATAGCGTGCTGAAGCTCGGCGGGCAGATTCGCACGCTCACGAAGGATCTCGCCGACTTGGAGCGGCACGGCTGGACGACGGACAACGTGGCGCGCATCTTCGCCGACGATCTCGAGAAGCTCGGCGAGCACGTCGATGCGCAGAAGATCCACGACTACGCGCAGGAGTGGGCGTTCACGGGGCGCTCCTCGAGGGCGCAAAAGAGAAGGCCCAGTCGTTCGGCCAGGAGCTCGATGCCCTGGCGAGCAGCCTGGGCACGCTGGCGCAAATCAGCGGCGACTCGTTCGGCGGCGTCGTGAAGGGCATGAGCCAAGTCATCGGAGCCGCGAGTGTCGCCACCCAGGCGTTCGAGTCCATCACCAAGGCCGCCGCCACGATGGCCACCAACACGGCGAGCTCGATCGCGACGATGGCGACGGGGTACGCGGCGCTGATCTCGATGGGCATCCAAGCCGGGATCGCGTTCGTGAGCATGAGCGAGGACGTGAAGCGCGCGAACGCGGCCCTGGATGCCTTCAACGCCTCGATCTACGGCACGCTGACGGCGGCGCAGAAACTTGAAGGGGGCACGCGGAGCTGTTCGGACGGACCATCGGCAACGATTCAGCGGCCGTGCTCATTGGGGTGGCGGATGCCTATCTCGCCCTGGGGTTGTCCGCCGAGCAGGCCCGCGCGGATGTCGAGCGGTTCTGGGCCTCGCGCTCAGACAGGGACCGCGCCACGATCGATGCGAATCTCGACGCGCAGAACCGCCATCATCGACGCCATCCACGCGATGGGCATCTCCACCGAGGCGGAACTGCAGGCGATCGCCGACCAGTCGAAGGCCGTCTTCGAGTACATGGAGCGGGCGGGCACGTACTCGGCCGAGCAACTGGCGACGGCCTGGGCGGACTTCGCGCGCAAGCAGGGGATCGCCTTAGGTGAGATCGACCCCGCCGCCGTGGAAGGGGTGACCGATGCCCTGAGCGCCCTGGATGAGGAATTCAAACGGCTGTCGGACTCCGTCGCGGACGAAGCGCCCGAGCGCGTGATGGGGTGATCGAGAAACAGACCCGCGGCCAGATGGCGGCACTCCAGAAGCAGAGTGAAGCGCAGGCCCGGAAGCTCGAGACGGACGCGAAGGAAGCCGCCGAGGCGCTCCAGGCGGCGCTCGAGGCGATCGACCCGGCGCCGATTCATATTCCGATTGTGTGGGACGTGCCGGATCTGCCGGGCGGTCGCGTGTCGATGCCCTCGACCGGGCCGGCGGCCGGGACCGGCGGCGACGCGGCGACGAGCGGCGGCGGGACGGCCGTGCTCGAGGTGGACGGGCGGGTGCTCGCCGAAGTGGTCGTCCCGCAGATCCCCGGCGTGGTGAAACGCTTTGGCCTGCGCTAAATGGCCACGACGCTCACCATCAACGCCACGCCGCTCACGGCCTACTTGGCGCTGGGCTGGACGATTCAACGCACGCTCAACGGGATCGGGGTGTTCACGGGCGAGATTCTGTCGGCCGATGGTGTGTATCACATGGACCTCGATCAGCTCACCGAAGTGATCGACACCACGCACGGCGTGATCCTGTTCGGGGCCGGTGACGTCGTTCGTGGAACACGGCCCGGGTCGCGTCGGCCTCACGGCCTTTCAAACCCGGTTCACCGCGAACGATTTCAATGCCTATGCGAGTCGGCGGTTTATCACCATGGACATTCCGGCCGGAAACCTCAAGGCGGCGCTGACGGCCATCGTGGGCTACATCACGCCGGGGGCTTGCATGTCTCCCAAGTCAACGGGCCGACGTTGCCGGCGCTCAGCTACGTGAACATGAAGGGCGTCGATGTCCTGAACGACCTGTCCATCCAGTCGGGCGGCTGGCTCTGGAACGTGAACGACAACCAAGTGCTGCGCATGGAAGCGCCCACGACGAACACGGCGCCGTTCGACATCGTGGCCGGCGTGGGTGTAAAGCCCTCGGGGACATTACCGTCGAGCCACGCGTGAGAACTACGCGAACCGGGTGCTGGTGCGGTCGGCGCTGCGGTCCGCGGAAGCGAACGACGTGGCCGAGCAGGCCGCGCACGGCTATTGGGAAACGCTCGTCACCTGTCGGACGCCAACGAGTCAAGTCGCCAGCAAGCAATGGCCGACATGATCCTCGCGCAGAGTTTGCCGATTCTGAACAAGGTGAGCTACACGACCCGCGAATACGGCCTGACGGTCGGGATGATGCAGACAATTACGGTCTCGCAGCGGGGCCTCAACACCACCTTCCTAATTACGGACATCACGACCCGGGCCACGCCGCGGGGGATTCTGGAATACGCCGTGATCGCATCGAAGGCTCGGCCATCCAGGCCACCTGGCGGGTACACGTATAAGCAGTGGGGGAGCGGCAGCGGCGGATCGACCGTGGTTGGGGGCGGCTCCGGCGGCACCAGCGCCACCGGTTCGCCTATTTCTCGCGGCTCCGGCCTCGACTCGACCCGCAGCGCCACGCCCACCTGGGTACCGGCCTCGGGCGGCGGCGTGATTGGCCAGGGCGCGATTCAGGTGCAGATCGACACGGTCACCCGGGGCACCACGGCGGCCACGGTCGTGGCACGGCTGCGGCGCGGATGCGGGCATCAGCGTCCAGGCCCGGCTCTACAACGTCTCGGACAGCACCGCCGCGACCGGGACCAGCTCGGTGGTCACGTCCACCTCGTGGGACGACGGTGACGTTTGGCTGACGCTCACCGCGGGCAGCAAGCTGTACGAATTGCAATTACTCCAGGCACCGCGAACAAAGATGTGCAGGGCACGGGATACCTCGAATGAAATATTTGTCGCTGCTGTTCGTGTTGCTCGCGTCGTCGGCGTCCGCGCAGACGGTGACCGCGGATCGCTTCCGGTTGAGTACCGGCCCATGTGTCGAGATGAGCGGTAGCGGCTCACCCGAAGGCTTGGTGACGGGCAACGTCTGCGACACCTGGCATCAGACCAACTCGCCCTACGACATCTGGCGGAAGGTGAGCGGCACCGCACGACGCTCTGGGTGAAGGTCACGAACGGCTCAGTAGCCTGCTCTCGGGACCGGTACGTCGGGCACCCTGACGAAATGGACGGGCACCGATACCCTCGGGAACGGTCCAGTCGAGGCCAACGTGCCGTTGTTGAATGCGGCGAACGCGTTCTCCAATGTCGGCACGAACAGTTTCGCAGGGCGCTCACCGTTGCGGCCTTCTCACCGTCAACGGCTTCGGGACACACACCTTCAGTGCAGGTGGCGCAACCGCTAACATCTTGTTCTAGAGAACACTACATCGGGGACAACACACGGGCCTATCACAGAGTAAGTGCTGGGACCACGACGGCTACTTACAGGTCACTTCGCAAGGTTACGCCAATGACGGCACGATGGACCAGCAGGAGTGATGTTGTATGGAAGTGGAACAGGCGGCTACAACTTAGGGCTGCTGATGCTGCTGGGACGTTACTATTTGGTCCCGCAACACGCTGGCAGCGACATTCGGCGCCGGGCAAACGGCGACATTCACTGCGAACGTGCACCCGTTGACGAACTATTTCAGCAACCTGGCACGCTCAGTAAGAAGTATCTGACGCTGCATGCGGCGGAGCTGTGGGTCGAGACGCTGGTGGCCCAGAACACGATGGCTACGATTGGCGGGCGCGTGCTTGTGGCACCGACGAACATTCTGGCCACGGACCTGCTGGCGGCGACAACGACGATCACGGTGAAGTACAACAACTTCGTCAATGTGACCGGATCTATCTAGAGGCCGACAGCAAGCTCGAAATTCATGGCCGTGACGAGTGGCGGGGCGGCAGTGCGGGTGCCTACACCTATACGGTCACGCGGAACCTGGATGGCTCGGGCGCGAATGATGGTTCGCGGGGATGCGGCGCTGACACGGGACACGGGGAACGGCTTTATCGACCTCTATTCGACAGCGGGGGTGCTCTCGGGGAGCGGCCCGACCATTGTCGGCAACGTGCGCACTGGCACGACCTACAACAACATCGCGCCGCGCTGGGCCATCGGCAACCTGAACGGGCTCTACGGCTACGGCGCGACGACCTACGGCGCGCGTTCGGCGATGCGGCAGCGACGAATGTGACGGTCGATGCGACGAACGGCTTCCGGATTCGGAACAGCACGACGAATAAGTTCGTGGCCGATACGAGCGGGAACCTGAGCATCGTCGGCGACCTGAGCATCGGGACGGCGGGGGTGATTCGGTCCAATGCGACGGCGTTCGCCACGGGCACGGGCTACTGGCTGGACTATAACGCCGGCACACCCCGGTTCCGGTGGGCACGACGGCCGGCAATCGGTTGGCCTGGGACGGCACCGACTTGACGTTAGTGTCCAATAATCTGGCGATTGGCGCCGCGGGTGTGGTGTTGACGACACCCACGGCGTTTGCGTCAACGGCGTCGTATCGCTTCACCGATCCGTCGGCTATCAAGGGCCTTGTTTGGGATGTATGCCGGCGCCGCGTCAACGACACGAGGCATGGCGATTTATAACATCCTCGACGAGACAGGCATTACCGCCGACATCTCCTGTTTGCGCGGTCGTCGGTCAACGGGAAGCCAGCTTCAGGTTCTCAGCCACGAGCACGGTCGGCACGATTGACCTCAATGCGAGAACGTGAATATCCAACCCGTGCTCGGCGCGCTCACGGCGGTGAATATCGCGGGCGCTGCTCACCGCCACCGGCTTCGGAACGCACAGCTTCAACGCGAGTGGAACAGGGAGCAAGTGGTCACCATCCGGAATTCGGCGGCGGGTACCGGCGATTATGTGGGGCTGCAATTCGGGAACGACGCCACCGCGAATATCGGTCAGCTCGTCGCCTTCTCCAGCACAAGCGTATTCGGTGCGCCCTATGGGGCGAGTGTCCTGACGTTGGATGCTCAAGGGGCGGGGGCTGTCACTCGCGGCGCAGCATGCTTCCGGTAACGTCCGCGTCTACTCCCGTGGGGTGCTCGCGGCGACGTTTGGCGCCTCCAGACCTTCGTGACGACTAACGCCATCACATCCGGCACCGGCTTACGGGACGGGCGGGGACGGCGGGGCGCGGTGGCGAATCCCTTCAACATCAGTGAACGCCTCGTGTGCGCGGATCTGGATCGACACGACCGACCTCGGCTGCATCGCCATCGCGTCCGATGGGCGTCTAAAACAAGACTTTCAACCGTTCGCCGGCTCCGCGCTGTCGTCGGTGAACAAGCTCTCGCCGGGCACCTTTCGCTGGCAAGTCGGCGACGACCGCACGACGCGGCAGCCGGCCTACGCGCGCAAGACGTCGCGAAGGTCTTCCGATCCTCGTGCGGAACAACGGCATGGTGACGCCGGAAACGCCGACGGCATGCTGCAGGTGGATTACATCGGCCTGATTCCCATCCTCGTGCGGACGTTCAAGAGCTGAGTGCCGATCTCGAGGCGTTAAAGCTGAGGGTGCCATGAGACTGCTCCTCGCCGTCCTGCTCCTCTGCGCGCTGCCCGTGACCGCGCAGGAGGCCACCGCCCCAACGCTGAGCGCGATCCAGAAGCTCCAGATCCAAACGCCGTGCAGGCGGTGGAGCTCGCGCAGCTCCGGCTCCAGGCGTTGATCGCGTCGATGACGCCGGCCGGCTATCAGATCACCGACACGCTCGAGCTGAAACCGATCCAGCGAAGAAGGACACCCCATGAGTGCCGATCCCCGTCCGCCGCCGACGGTTGAGTACTGGGCGATCTCGCTCTTCTCCTCCCGCACGTTCTGGGTGGCCGTGATCACCGCCGTGATCGGCCTCTCCGCCGAGCCTGAAATCGTCGCCCTCATCCGCTCGCCTGGCTCCCGCGTGTCCTCATCGCCGTCGGCCTCGTGAACATGGTGTGCGGAAGTTGACGGTACGGCCCGTGGTGTTGAGTGTCCCGGGCACGAGCACCCCCGTGGAAGTGCCGAAGATTGGCCCCCCGGATCCGCCGGTGGTGACGGACTGATGGCCCGCCGCACGACGCCGATCTGATCTCCCTGCGGGAATACGTGGATACGCGCGTCACCGCGAGCGTGGAGGCGCGCAAGGCCGACGTCGCGGACCTGCGGGAATTGTTTCAACAGAAGCTCGATGGGCTGAAGGATCTGCTCCTGTCGGAACTCACGGCCAATACGAAAGTGATTCGACGAGCGCGACAAGCTGTACACCGAGCGCGCCACGACGAACAAAACCCAGGTGGACGCGGCGCTCAAGTCCGCCGAGACCTTGACGAATGCCGCCTTTGCCGCCTCGAGAAAGCCATCGTCAAGTCGGACGTCAACGCCGAGAAGTGGCGCGAGAACGCGAATGAATGGCGGGCCGCGATGATGGATCGGAGACACGGTTCGTCGCCCGCACCGAAGTGGACGCGGAGTTCAAGAACATTCGTGCCGATCTCGTCGGATTGAAAGAGTCGCGGGCCGGGACGCTCGGGGCCCACGGCAGCAGGCCGACAACCGGCCTGGCTGGCCGCTGGGATCTCCACGATTCTGTTCCTGGTCGCCCTCGCCGGCTTCGCGCTGCGCTCAGCGGAGACGGTCGCACCCGCGCCCGCGCCGCCCCAGTGATCTATGTGCCGAGTCGCCCGGCACCTTACTGCCGTCCACGCCGCCGCAACCAGCGCCGCGCTGACCGGTTAAAGGAGTGACGCCATGAATCTGATCGTCCTGCTCATCGTCCTGGTGACTCGTGTTCGGCGGCGGCGGCTTCTATGCGGCGGGCCGGCGTATGCGGGAGTGGGGTGGGCCTCGTGCTGTTGCTCCTGGTGATCCTGATCCTTGCGGGCCGCCTGTGACGGCTGAGCCATGTATGCCTTGATTTGTGTCGTCTGTCTCCAGGTATTGCGGAGCGCGATCAGTCAGCGCCACGGCGGGCACTCGGCGTGTCTGATCGGAGTGCCGAGTCCGGGCTTGCCCGCCCATCTGCGTTTGATGAAGCTGACCCGGCCGCTATCGGGACGGCCGGACGCGTGGCGCAGTCGTCACAGGGACAGATCGACTACCTGTTCACGATCGCGAACCGGAGTCGCACGCGGTGGAACTCCGTCATCGGTCGGTGCTGGATCGAGTCGAGCAAGGCGCCCGCGACCGTGCGCACGATCGTGCCGTCAACGCCACGATGCTTCAGCGCATGAAAGTGTGGTTGCGGAAAAAGGGTCTACGGTGACATGGGCCTCCGGTGGATCGTGGGCGACCGGCGCGCGACATTGACGATCGGCGCTTCGATCCGCCACCGGTGCGGCCGATCGCAGACGGCGTGGATGGCGATCGACGAAAGGATCAGATGACCCCTCTCGACACACTCCGCACGCTGCGCCTGGCCTATCCGACGCCGATGCGCACCGACCAACTCGGCGACTTGCTGAATGCCGTGGCCTGGATCCATCGCGCGGAGGGCTACGGCGTGCTCAAGAAGCCGACGGGCTCCCGCTGCCCGCAACCGCAGACCGGCACCTGGATCTCGCGCGACATTCTCTGCGCATCAGTGTCGACGGCCGCGATCTGCTGCTGTTCGATGCGCTGCGCGATGCGGAAGGCGCGGGCGAGCCGATCTGGTTGACGAAGAAACCGCTACAGGATCTGACGCGCTGGGTCGCCCCGGTTCGCACGGGCCTCGACCTGCCCCCGGCGCCGCCCGATGTCCCAGACCCGCCGACGGTCGTGCCCGTGCCGTATCCGGGCGATGCCTTCGGGGAAGCGATCGGCGACGCACTCTTTAGCGACTATGCCGCGGCGGGGCAGGGCCGGACCGGGGATGGGGACCTGGTTTCTGCGGTGTGCCTGGGATATGGCCAATCTCCCATACCTCACGCCGGAGGCCACGCTGCTCAAACATCGGTCGGAGTGGCGCGCGATCTTGGGGCTGCCGTGACCACGATCCGCCGAAGCTGGGCCGCATGATCGATCTCACGGCGTGCGGCCTCCGCGGCGACGGCGCCTTTGACAACACCGCCCTCTTGAACCAGGTCTGGCGAACGGCTCGTCCCCGCTCCATCTCACCTTCCCGCCGGGCGTCTTCCAGTTTCACGGGGACGTGCGGAGCGTGAATCGCTCGCTCCGCCTCGACGGCGCCGGCGTCGAGGGCACGATCCTGCAATGGGGATCCGGCGGGCTCCGCTTCAGCGGGGATTACGCGCACCGGTTCAAATGCACGGACTCTCGCTCACGACCACGCTCGAAGGGAATCCGGCGCCGGCGATCACGGTCACGTCGACCGACGGCGGCGCCAACACGATCGGCAACCAGCTGAAGCTTGCCGACCTGGCGATCCGCGTGTCAGGGTTTGGCGGCCGGCGTCTAATTCCCGACGGCATCTGCATTGGACGGCTGGGTGCACGGGATCGGCAATGCCAGCCGGCGCGAACCACGTCATCAAGGCAACAGCGCCGTCGGGCCGATCGTGAACGGTCATTCGCGGGCCCGTCCTCGGCACGTGTGGCCGCGTCCTGAATGGGGCCGGGACGGTTTGGGTATCCGCCTCGATACGTGCCAGCTCACCCTGGCTCGACACCAGCGGCGAACCTGCAGGCTCGGACGGAGGCCTTCCAGTGGCGCGGCAGCTCGGCGGGCCGCGTGTCGCGTCGGCGGTGCTCTGCGCGACGAACACCTGGGAGACGCGGGGCTCGTGAGTGCCTTCACGATTCGAGGGCGGCGGACTTCGCCTGCGACTTGCGCGCGATCTACCTCGTGCAACGCCTGGCAGTGTCCGCGTCGCCGACACCGTCAACCTGAACTTCACGTCCGGCGCCAGCTTCTGGGGATCGACTTCCAGGGGAACTGCTCGGAGAACCTGTCGTCCACAACCGCATCATCCGGTTGTCCGTTATAGATCCACCTCC